GGAAGTAATCTTTATTTCATAGATGCTGACGACGGAACAGATGTTTCAAAAAATAATCAGAGCAGGATTAATCTTGCTATTCGGTTATTTGAAAAACATTCGGTTGAGCGAGAACATGTTACGATATGGTTTAAACACAAGTTGGAAATGCTTTCAGATTTTAGTTCAATATTCAAATTGAACAATTGTAAATCTGGATGGGTGTTGCCCCAGTATGCCAATCCGATGTCAACAGAATTCTACGTTTGTATTACAACAAAAGATAGAAAATTTGATTTGCCACTTAATGTAAAAACAATGATAGACGCTTGGACACAGAGACTGATACCTTTTAAGAGATCATATTGTTCAGATGCACCATTTTACGACAAAATTGATGTGCGTGAAGCGCTGGTCGTTGTTAACATGGAAAGAACTAAAGTAGTCCGAGTGCAATCTACTAAGAAACTGTTGCTTAACGATACCGTAATGGTTCACCGACTTTTCAACACAACATATCTGTTTGAATCAAATACAGAGAAATATCCAATGTCGTGTACAGGACTTGTGGAAAACATGAGTGATCCCGAATATGATTTGAGGGATATGGCGCAGTATGAACAAGCAATAGAAGGCTCTATTCAGCAAGCTAAGTCGAAATCGAAAATCGATACTTTAAATCATTTCAATGAATATGAGATAGATAGTAAGTATTTATACATAGAAGACGATAGTTTGCCGGTCAATCTTCCAGAAGGATATCGATTTCCAATTTACTTTGAACAAAGTGGATCACACGATCATGTAGCCGTAGCAATTAGGTTTAATAAGAAGCAGATTAAAGATGGCGATCTAATAAAATCAGCCTTAGCTAGACCATTAGCGAATTCTGCTCTTACTATAGCAGTTGATGGAAAACAGAAAACTTCCAGAGTAGAATCAAAAGGCACGCATCAGATGAATGATATGCCTGCTGAAAAAGCTGCTAACATATTGTTAACCATTGGAACAGAACTATCTACCTTGATGAACGAAATGTGCAAACATAAAGAAGCTCCAAAAACGATAGGAAAGACTATTATAGAAAGAAGAGATAAAATACGTAGATATGTTGATTTAATCATTAACAATCCTAGTGTATCTCAGAAGTTATCTAATAGTAATGTAACAGAAGCAACGTTACAAAGTTTGCTACCATCACACCCACTCAATCGATTTTTGAGTATTTGTCCAGAATTGAGGTATTATGACAAAGTAGTTACTCATATAGGAGATATGTTCACATGGTATCTGAATCAGCCTATAACGAGAACACCACTGTCTGCTAGTTACAGATGTATTATGGATCACAAGAACAGCCCGAAATTGCCACCAAACGTTCAGATTAAGATGGAGAATAATTGTATTTTGGAAGGATTATGTATAGGAAACAAATCAGCACCAAATCTGTTCCAACCCAACAGTTCAAATCCTAATCCACAAAATGGAGTAGGATCAGCAAACCCAGTAGCACAAACGATGTCATTGGCTCAATTGCGAAATTCCCTGCCAGCTGTCAACATTAACGGAAGTGTTAATCCACCTCCAGTATATGGTAATGGGCAGCAGTTAAATCTTTTGGCCAATCCCGGAAACGTATTTTATTTGCCACAACAAGTACTCCTATCTAATGTTCCCGTAGCTTCTAACCTTTCAAGTGCCAATTTGCGAAATACTAATGCACTACCACAACCGAATGCAGTAGTTCCGCAGAACAATTCTGGTAACGGAAGTCAAGCTGCTGGAGCAAATAATCAAGTAGCGGTACCTGTGAATCAAAATCAAGCTGCACTGCCGAATCAAAATCAGAACGGTAATTTACCCCAAAATAATGTGAACAATCAACCACAAGCCGGTATAATTGCTAATCCATTATTGGTACAACAACCGCAGATTAATCAGCAAAACAATGTTGCTCAGAATAATTTGGCTCAGAATGTAGTGGTAAACAGACCTCAGAATCAACAACCTCCGGTTAATTATCCAGAGGATTTGGTATTAGCACATCCTACAGCTCCTCGAAACCATAAGAACAATTTTACTCATAGTGAACTCGACAATAACTTTAAGTTAAGATTGACTACCAATCTTAAGTTGCCAGCCAAGTTTGTTACAGCATGGAATGAAAAAATGCCGACAATCGGAAGTATTGGAAATAAACCTTATGGACATAGCGTCTTACGATTTACGGACAATTATTTCGGAGCATCGATAGTATCACAAATATATCAAGATAGAGGATCGCTTACTTTCACAGAAATAGCAGGAAAATCACATGAGCACTATCGATATGCATTAATGACAAAGAACATTAAAATAACGAACATTAGAACGACACTTATGACGGCAGATAGAGAAAAAGAATCGAATTTTCAAAAAGAAAATTTGCTAATGGAAACAGGAGGATACGAACACTACAATAATTATGTAGACATGCTAACCCAAGTTCATCAAGACACCGGAGATTTAGTGATAAGAAACGCTGGCTATTACCCGGGTGTTTTAGATTACTGTAATCAATATTTGTATTTCTTCCCGCACAGAAAAGCATATATATTCCTAAATACCTACGCACCAGTAGAAGGATTGTATGAATACGATTATGAACAAGGCTATTATGAAATTCGACAAAAGAACGGTTTTTTCAAGGTCAGATCATGGGCGAAAGACAACGATGCTAGTTATGAACACTATGCTCCATTGATGTCTGCAGGAAAATCAAGAAGTTACCAAAATTTGTTTTTGCAAAATTCAGAAGAATGGAAAACATCTAAATATAGTTCGTCAGTTTTATATATAGCTAAATATGTAAACGAAATTTCAATACTTCAT